ATTGCTGGTTGGGCCAGAGCGGATGCAAGACCCCAATGCACCGCAAGGGCCAAACCCCATGCGCTCGTTCCGTATTGAAGTTAATGCGGACACGATGATTCAGATGGATGAGGAAGAAGAAAAAGCCAAGCGCATTGAATTCATTACCGCGCAAGGTACGTTCATGGAAAAAGCGTTGCCGATGGTGCAGGCTTCTCCACAGGTCGCGCCACTCGTGGCCGCCCTGTGGAAATTTTCCGTTGGCGCATTCAAGGTTGGCAAGACGCTGGAAGGCGAGTTTGATGCGGTGATAGACAAGGCCAAGCAATTGGCTGCACAGCCGCAACCGCAAAAGCCTGATCCAGAGATGGCGCGAGTGCAGGCTGACCAGCAGATTCAGCAGGCTCGCGTTCAGGCAGACCAGCAAGCTACTCAGATGAAATTGCAGTTTGAGCAGCAGTCTGACGCGGCGCGTATTCAGCATGAAGCACAATTGGAGGCCGCACGCCAGCAAGCTGAAGGTCAACGCCACATGGCTGAATTGCAAGCCAAAGCTGCTGCCGATCAGCGTGATGCAGCCATCCAGCAGGATACGGAACTGAAAAAGACCGCATTGCAGGTTGCAGGACAAATTGAAGTTGCCCGAATCAATGCAGAAGCCAAGGAGAAATCCGATGCTCTCAATGCCGCAGCGCAAGCCGCCCAAAGTGCAGAAGATAGCGCGGAAGAAGAAGCCGGTGATTCAGCACAGCAGGCTGGCGTGGATACCAGTCAAATCATGCAGCAACTACTTGAAACACAGTCCAAGTTGCTCGAAACGCTTGCTGCGCCCAAGCAGGTCATGCGCGATGAGATGGGCCGCGTCATCGGAATGCAGGTGGTTAAATAATGGCATCGGCTTACGTCAAATATCAGATTGGAACAGAAGTCATGCAAGAGGCGGGGAATGCCGCCACTGATACATGGCAACTGATTTTGTCCAATACTGCGCCAAACGTGGCAACCGATACTACTGCTGCCAGTGCAACCGAGTTATCAACTGCGGGCGGATACACGAGTGGCGGCGTTAACTGTACAGTTACATCATCCGGTCAAACGGCTGGCGTGTTCAAACTGATTTTGTCCGCGCCAGCAAGCCCAACTTGGACTGCATCTGGTGCTGGTTTTACCTTTCGCTACGTCATTTTGTATAACTTGACTAGGACGCAGTGCATTGGCTATTGGGACTATGGTTCTAGCGTGGTGATGAACGGAACCAATGGCGACACATTCACGCCGACGCTTGATGCGGTCAACGGAACCTATACGGTTACATAAGGAGATTTCATGGCTATTTACTCACTTGCACAACGAACAACTGTTACAACCATCGGCGCGGCATCACATGCTTTTCTTTCTCCGGCAACAAACGAAGCAGCGTGTATGGAATGGGGATATTTCAACGGTGCTGCAACTGCTTGCGTAGTTGGTTTTGGCCGATCAGCCAATACGCCAACACTGACTGGCGGTGTTGCATTCTTGGCCGAAGATGAAGGACGACCAACTGGACTGACGCAAGGTGCGGTTGCATTTGGTACTGCACCTACTGTACCAACACAGTTCTTCAGGAAGTTTTCACTGGCTGCATTAGTTGGTGCTGCGGTTGTTTATACTTTTCCGAGAGGAATTGTATTGCCTGCCGGTGGACAAGCAATGGTAGCTTGGAACATTACCGCCAACTCTGCCGTTGTTGATATTCACGCCGTTGTTGACGAATAATGTTCGAATATCACAAAGAGCAAATTGCAGAGTCTGAATTTTCTTTGACTTCTGCCAATCTTGCGCAACAAGGATGGCGACTTGTTTCCGTTGTCATTAACCCGCTTAAAACAGTAGAAGAATCGCCCTTGTATGTGACATTTTGGGAGCGACCTGTTTCATGAGCAGAACGACAATAGATGACTTGCATGGTGATACTGTTGTCGCGCAGATAAAGATCACAATGGCAAGAAGCGGGATGATGAAGGTTGAAGGGTCAATCACTGACCATGAATTCGCGTTGCACATGCTTGAAACAGCGCGTAGTGTTGTCAATAACTATCACGGAAAAGCAGTCAAAGACGGAGGGTTGATCGTGCCTGCTTACGACACTTCATTGGTTGGCACCGACTCAGAAAAAAAGTTGCTTGCTGCGCGTGACCAACTGGCGAATGCAATGTAATGGGCGTCAATCTTAAATACGGGACTGCTGGAGCAACAGGTGGTGGTTGGAGCGCCCAACCGGGGTCATTGCAGCCCGTGTTTGAAGAATCGTGGAGTGAACCAAAATGGTCATGGCAAGCCAGATCACCGAAAACATGGAAAGACCCAAACCGTTGGGTTTCTCTGTGGCCTAGTATGGGAACTGGTTGCTTGAACGGTGGCGGAGATGGAATGGGAACTGATGGGACGGTTTCTAATTGGGGGCAATACGAACCATTTTCATGCGATGGCCCCGGCACACAATCAATGAACTTTTTGCGTGGGACATGCAAAGATTCAGTTGGAACGCCAGTTGCTAACGCAATTGTTCAAGCATTTGTCACTAGCACAGACGCATTTGCCGGTGAAGTGCAGGGCAACACGGATGGCACTTATACGCTTGGCGTACAACAAAGCAAACTGACAACGCACTATCTTGTTGCGTACAAATCCGGTTCACCAGACACGGCTGGAACCACTGTCAATACCTTGTTGCCAACCAATGTTGATGGAACATAAATGGCCGATCAAAAGGAAATAACGCTACGGCAAGGCGATGCAACGCCAAAGGACATTGTTCTTTATGATTTGCCAGTTGCAACGCCATTTGCCGGAACTACTGTTTATCTCTATCAAGGAGATGCAACAGCAAAAGACGTTATTCTCCGCGATCCGACAACATTACAAATATCCGGAGCAGTTGCTTACACGCTTGTTTGCAATGCTGGTGCATACACCTATTCAGGTCAGTCAGCCGAACTAACCGTAGCAAGAAATCTTGCGCTCAGTGCCGGGGCATACAGTTACGCAGGGTCAAATGCAACGCTTGATTATGTTCCGGGAACGCCAACAGTCAATTACACCCTTGATTGTCAGCCCGGCTCATACGTTTATACTGGCAACGATGCTGTACTCAATTACCAACCCGGTGTAGTCAATTACGATACACATGATGGTGGTGATGAGAAAAATCGTGTCAAGCGGTTTAGGAGACAAAAGGAAGAATTACGCGCACAACTGGAAGAAGCATTAGAAGCAGCTAATGCAGTATCGGTGCCGATTGATATACAACAGACTCAAAAAGCTATTCCTGCTGCGTTGACGAAGGAACAGATTGCAGAAGTCACAAACGAAGTGAATTTGCTGGTTACGCAAATTTACATGCGAATTGCGTTGGAGAAAGCTGCAAGACAAGATGAGGATGATGTGGAAACACTCATGTTGCTAAATGGCTGACGTTCGCGGAGCCGCTGGTGTACCAACCGCTGCTGCCTTTGAGGGGCAGTCGCCAACACCATCGACACCGATCTATATCAACCTGTCAAACGGAGATGCTTACGTGCTTTTGGGTTCTACAGTGACTAAAATTGCGACAGCCGGTGTACTTAGTGGAACGTCAGGTTATGTACTGACCGGACAAGGTGCTGGTGTGGCCGCAGTTTTTGCTGCGCCTGCTGCGGGAACGTGGGGCTGATGAATACCATCCTTGAATCCAAGATTGAGATGACTTCTGACATTCAGGAGTTTCTCCATGCCATGCATGATGGACATGAGGTTGCTGATGAAAAGCAATCATTGCGAAATGGGACTTCTGGCTACATTCCTTTCTTTGACCAGCCCAAAGTCATCCGCAAACTGATGAAGCGGTTGAGCGATGCATTGATTGGCCTGATTGGTGATGACCAGTTTGGCTACATTGGATTGTGGTCAAATCGTTTGCCAAAGGGCGGCTATCACGTTAAGCACAATCATCCAAAAGGCTGGATGAGCGGCATTGTGTATATCGACATACCTGATTCAACCACTGGCAAATTGCAGTTTGAGGACAAGACCATTGATCCTGAGACTGGAAAAGTTGTCATTTTTGACTCGCAAACGGTGCATGAGGTTTTGCCATACGAAGGTGACAAGCCAAGGCTGACCGTTGCATTTGACCTGATCAGGCTGAAAAAATGAGAAACCGCTATATCTATGACAAGCATGGCGATGTGATTTACGCCGAGGAAAAAGGCGTTGTCATCAAGAACGAACTAGAGCCAACTGTTGATGCTGGCTACATGGTAATGCCCGATATACAGCCATACCGCAGCATGATTGATGGATCGCTGATTACTTCGCGTTCCGTTCATAGGAGCCACCTCAAGCAACATAACTGTGTAGAGGTTGGTAATGATAGTAGTCTGAGACAGCCGCCCAAGCCCAAATCGCCGCCACCGGGGTTGAAAGAGGAAATTGTTCGTGCTGTCAATCAAGTCATGTCAAGGAGACACTAATGGCAACAGTCATTGCAATCCAAGCAGCACTAGACCCGCAAGGGTATGGAAATCAAATTCAAATTTTGAAGCAATTTACGGTGTCCACAAAAGATACTTTTTATTGCATTGGCGGGCAGGTTCGTCCCGGCCTTGCTCGGTGGTGCGAAACAACCAACACTGATTCAGCAGCACAACAAGCAACTTCTATTACTAACGCCATGACGGCATAACAGGAGAACAACAATGGATAACGTGGAAGCGCCGGATACCCTGCGCGATACACTGTCGGATGCTTTTGATGCTGCAATTACCGCTCCAGAAGCGGTTCCTACTGCTGCGCCTGTTGAATCCGCTGCCAGTACGGAACAAAAGGCGCGTGATGATGCAGGACGATTTGCCGCAAAAGAACCGACTCCATCTCCTGAAGCAAAGTCGGAAGTCAAGGCTGCTGAAATCCCTGTTCCAGCACCGACGACCAAGCCGCGCCCGTCTAGCTGGAAAAAAGACTTTGACCCGCATTGGTCAACGATGGCTCCAGATGTGCAGGACTACATTCTGCAACGTGAGCGAGAATACGCCAATGGCGTATCAACGTACAAGCAGGAAGCCGACAATGCACGGCAACTGAACGAAGTCATTGCGCCGTATCTTGGCGTGATGCAGCAAAATAATATCCAACCTACGCAACTGATCGGCAGTTTGTTGAATGCTCATCAGACACTTGCGCTTGGTAGTCTGCAAGATAAGACGCAAGCCTTTGCACGGCTGATGACCCAATATGGTGTTGATCCGCAGCATCTATTTCAGACGCTTTCTGGTCAACAACCGCAGTATCCGCAGCAACCTCAGTATCAGGCACCACAGCCTCAAGATATTGAGAAAATCGTGGAATCGAAATTGGTGCAGAAGGAAATCAACAACGAATA